TAACCGAAATTGAAAGATTGGCAAACGCAGCGACACCAGGACCGTGGAAAGCTGGCCAAGGGTACGAACAATCACGCCCTGGTAATTATGTTTCAAGCCGAGCGACAGGCATTATCGTTTGCGCGGAGCAAGACGACACGGATTGTCAGCTAACCGCTGAGGACGCTGTGTTCATCGCTTCAGCACGTGCGGCGGTACCGGCTTTGATCGCCGAAGCCCGCAGGCTCAAGGCTGAAAACGCCGCGCTCAAGCAGGCCTATCAAGCACTGCGCTCGGTAGCACGAGAACACGAAATAGTGACAGAGCAAGAGGCATACGAGACCGGCAGGCTATACGAGAAGGACGAGGACGCCCCGGTTTAGAGTTGACACATACCGGCACTCTGTGGCATAGTCCCTGAGTCTCGTTTTGGTCCTCGTTGTTTTGCGAGCCGCCAGGTCCTCCCTACCTCGGCGGCTCATTTTTTTTGCCCGCTCGTGTGCCACCTGGTGTCAACTTGCGCCGATTGGTAAACTCTGGCACACTGTGCCTGTGTCAAATCCAGACCTTCCGCGTGAGCTGACTGTAACCCAGGCCGCCGAACTGGTCGGCGTTGACCCGTCCACCGTTCGCAGGTGGTGCGAAAAAGGCGAGTTGCCGTGCTCTCGGATAGGACACAGGTGGCGCATTGACGTGCGTCAGCTTGAGGTCGCCAACCCGGCGCTGAGTAATCGTATGACTGGCTGGTAATGTAAATCGCGCAAATCGCGCACGGGTTACACCAGGTCTGTAGGAGCGCGCGAGAACCGTCGTTGACGTGTGTGCTGCGCTGAAAAGCCAATGCCTGGAATCTCCAATATTACCCACGGCGACCTAGCAGCCCGCCAAGTCGCTCTACGTAGCTACCCCGTCGCAGATATGGCCGCTCTTGCTGCATTGGCAGGCGAGGCACGCGCTGACGGCGACATTCGAATGGTCCTCTCAGACGGCCTAAATTACGGCTCGTTCTGGCAGTATTCGTCAAGCTCAACTGTCGTGGACGCTACCTCAAATTTCGTCAAGACTCCGTCGGATTCGACAGGCGCTTGGATCCGTTGCGGGTCTGCATGGGCCCGCCTCGCGATTGCGTTTGGTACCGCTGACGCCGCTACACTCTTTACGGTCCCCACTGGCTACAATCTTATGATTGAACAAATTATGTGGGAGGTCACAACGGGCTTCACCGGTGGATCGTCGAGCGCTATCGGTATTAGCTCAGACGCTACCGGCTGGAGCACCAAAGGCGATTTGCTCGGCGGCGCAGGCGGTGACGTTACCGCTACGCTTGGCACGGCAAAGAAAGCGATTGCCGGTACTGCCGGTGCCATGGGTGGCGCTCTATTGATTCCGTCCACCAAGATTATCCGATTTGACAGAATCACCAGCGCTTACACTGCCGGTGCCGGTTTCGTCCGCATTCGTGGCCAGCTACTCGCGGCCTTATCCTTATGCCGCTACCTGCTCAGAGTCTACTGGGTCCAAGCCCAGCACGGGACAAATACGCCCCTCGTGTAGGTAGCGCGCTCACGCCAAAGCGGATCAGTACGATCCTTGCCCAGTGCGATATCGGCTACCCGTCGCAGTTCCACGATTTGCTCAACGAGCTGCGGCAAAAAGACCCTTTCATACAATCCCTCTTCGGTACCCGTGAAGCGGCCGTGCTGTCGTGCGGTTGGACTGTCACGGCCTACACTGAAGAAGGGAAGAAAAAGCCTTCCGCCAAAGCCCTCAAGATTGCCTCGTGGGTGCGCAAAGTACTCGGTCAAATCGACGGATTCGACCGCTCACTAGCCCACCTACTCGACGCGATTTACAAGGGATACGCGGTCTGCGAAGTAGACTATATCCGCGACAAGGGAAGCATTGTTCCCAAGTGCCTTCGACCTATCGCGGGCAGACGTTTTGCTTTCGACGATACACACAAGCTCCGTTGGTACGACGAGGGCCTAGTGGGTGGCAACACCTACGGTGTCGACGTCTTTTCAGCCTTCCCCGGTAAGTTCGTCAAGCACACGCCGCGAATCAACGGCGATTTGCTCCCGCGCGAAGGCCTCGGACGTACCGCGTGTTGGTACTCGTGTTTTCGCTCCTGGGCTTGGCGCGACTGGATGCTTTGCGCCGAATTGTACGGCAAGCCGATCAAGCGCGTTGTCTACAAGAAGGGCTCGACAACAGGCGAGGACGAGGCCGCTGCGGTTGAGATTATTCAAGACCTAACGGCCAACAATGCCGCGGTCCACTCGGACGCGCTCGACGTAATAATCGAGTGGGCAAAGTCCACCGGTTCGTCCGGTGAATCACCGAGCGAATCAATCCTACGCACGGCCGGCGCTGAGCTAGCGCTAGCGGTCCTGGGTCAGCAAATGACCACGGGTAGCACGTCGGGTGGGCTCGGCGGCTCAGGCGACACGCGCGAGAATGTTCGCAAAGACATTCTAGAGCAGGACGCCAAGTGCCTTTCCGAGACAATCCGAGACCAGTTGATCCGCTACCTGGTCATGTGGGAATTCGGCAAGGAAGCGGTAAAACTTACCCCTTGGTTTAGCTTTATCACCGAGGAAGACAGCGACACGAAGTCGGCTCTAGAGTCCCTCGATATCGCGGTCAACAAGCTCAAAATGAAGATCCCTGCCTCGTATGCACACGAGGAACTGGGATACCCTGAGCCGCTCGGGGAAGAGCCAGTCCTTGGCGAATCCGAAACCGAGGAAGGCGAAGAAAAGCCGGTGGCTACTACCGGACCGACTGGCCCCACAGGACCGGACGGCGAGGAAGAGGAAGAACCCGAAGCTCCCGAAGAGCCCGAGTCGTGAACATTGCAGACCTGCGCGCCAAGGTATCGGCGCTCACCGCGCAGCACCTTCACGAGGCGCTAGCGACTGAGGGTGTGTTCGTAGCGGACGGTCAGCGGATTGTTGAGCGCGCCGCGAGAGTCATCAGCGTCAAGCAGCTAGCCATCGCTGGTTTCAGCCTGACGCAAAAGGCTGCCGATAGAGCCGCAAGGCTTGGACTGTCCCACGCGACCGACGAGCTCGCCTTGTTGTCTCAGGAGGCTGGCCAGGTTGCCCGTAAAACGACGCTCCGAGGTTTCGAGGAGTCTAGGGTGGCTGAGGTATGGCGAGGGCTTTCAGAGCGTGTCTCTGAGGCAATCGCGACGCTTGAGGACAAGCCCGGCGGAATCCTTGCCGAGGCGGACCAAGTCTCCCGAATCCTCACCACAGAGTTTTGGATTGCCTACAACCGAGCCCGCGACGACGTTGCGCAGCACGTCTCGGACACTCCCGGCAAAACCTACACGACCAAGGTCGCGATTGAGCCGCGCCTTGACCCCAAAGATTTCTTCGTCGGAATAGTGAAACACTGGGACGCGACGCTTGATAAGCGCACCTGTCCCACGTGCAAATCCTATGCGGGCGAAATCACCCTACTTGGCGCCTATTGGGGCCACAGCTCACCGCCTGCGCACCCACGTTGCCGCTGCGCCGTTGGCTATTGGCCGATCCCAGTTCCGTATCCTCCATGAACTCGCTAGAAATACGCTCAAGCGTAGCCCGTCAACCGCTCTCGATTGACGAGGAAAATAGAACCATTGATTACGTCGCAAGCGACGAGTCAGTGGATTCCCACGGAACAATCCTGCGACAGGATTGGAACCTTGAGCGATTCGTGGGCGGCGGTCCTGTTCTGTTCAACCACGACAGCGACAGGATAATCGGCGGCGCAACCGTGCGTGTCGAGGGTGGCCAACTCTTGGCCCGAGTTCAGTTCGCCCGTGACGTAGAGGACGCCGAGAACGCCTGGCAACTCGCTCGCCAGGGATTCCTAAAAGGTATCTCCGTTGGCTTTCGGCCAGGCAAGCGAAGCAAGGCTTTGGTGGACGGTCGAGAGGTGCCTGTACTCGAACAGAATACTCTCTTCGAGCTTTCGTTGACGCCAGTCCAGGCGAACACCAACGCGCTCGCGAGAAGCGACGAAACAGTTGATTCTACGCTGGGACGTGCCCAGCCAGAACAGAAGGACAATCACATGTCTGATATTGTTGAAACCCAGGGCGCGCCCGATATGCTGAGCCGCGCTGACCATGACGCGGCTATTGTCGCGCTCAATGCCACAATCGAGCAGCGTGACGCTCGAATCGCGGAACTCGAATCCAAGGCCGCAAAACAGGCCAGCGGGTTCGAAGCTCGTGTCGCAGAACTCGAAGGGAAGCTCTCCCGATTCGAGACAGATCGAAAGCTGCGAAAGCTCGATTCGCTTGAGGGGAAGAAATTCTCCAAAGCCGAGCGCGCTGCCTACGCCAAACTACTCGACAGCAACGAATCCCTGTTCGACGAAATCATGTCGAGCCGGGCCGATTTGCCTGTTGATACCACAGTGATTCCGGAGAACGGCCCGCGCACTCGCAGCGTGGACGAAGACGGATTTGCTGCAGAGATTGAACGACTCGTCGCGGACAAGGTCCGATCTGGAGTTCGTTACGACGACGCTTACCGCGCTGTTGCGGCTGAGCGTCCTGAACTTTTCAACGCGTGAGCGGAGGAATATAAACAATGGCCGGTGTAAACGTTGCAATGGGCACGCCGCTCACAGCTGCATTTTTGGCTAGCGCGGCAATTACGAAAGATTATCTGGTTGTGTTTGGCATTGACGACGAAACCGTCACTCTGTCCAGCTCGACCGACAGCGAATTGGTGATCGGCACTGCCGCATTCACCATTTCAACCGCAGACGTTTCAGCGGGAAAGACCGTCGACGTCAACCTCCTGGGCTCCAGGATTGTCATGATGGTTGCGGGCGGAACTGTCACACGCGGAACCCGTCAAGCGGCCGCCGCTACCGACGGAACAATCACCGACGTTGGCGCCTCGCCTGACCCTGGCGCAGTGCTCGGAATCGCAATGAAGTCGGGCGTTTCGGGTGACTTTATCCCCGTCCTTATCCCCTGATCTGAGGAACTAAATCAAATGGCAAATTTCGGTCAGGGCTCCGTCCACCAAGACGCCCCGCTAACCAATTACGCGCTCAAGTATAGCAATCGCGATTTTATCGGCCGGGCTATCCTTGGGACAGTCCCCGTCATGCACAAGAGCGATACCTACTACACTCGCTCGAAACGTGAACAATTGCAGTACCAGGACAACATGATCGGCATTTACGGTCAAGCCCAGCGCTTGAACGACGCCTCATTGTCCACTGCAACCTACTCGTGCGACAACTTCGCTCTTGAAGAGCTTGTCTCGGACGAAATCCAAGACAACGCAGACGCAGCGGTCAACCCACGTTTCGACGCAATGGATCGCCTCATGGCTCGATTCATGCTCGCGGACGAATACCGAATTGCGACACTGCTTACCACGTCGACTAACTACACCACAACCACCAACACCGCAGCATTGTCGGGTACAGATCGCTGGGACGATTCCTCTGGCGGTGACCCTATGGGAGCCGTTGAAAACTACAAGCAAAATATCTGGCGTTCGCCAGGTTCGCGCTTGATTGGATTCTGCGGTGACCAGGTCTGGAAAGCGCTCAAAACCAATCCGAAAATCCTTGACCGTATCAAGTACGGCGGTTCGTCGAGCGACCCCTCGCGCGTTACTCGTCAAGCGGTCGCGGCATTGTTTGAGCTAGACGATCTCTTCGTTGGCGCTGCTCAGTTGACCACCACAAACCCAGGTCAAACAGTGAGCTACTCCCGCGTGTGGGGCAAGCAATTTGGCGTGGTTGCCGTTGAGCCTCGACCCTCCACTCAATCGCTTCATTTCGCCTCGATCTTCGAGTGGAAGCGCCCAACTGTCCTCACTCGTCGTGACGACTCGGTTGGAATAACCGGCGCTGAAGTAATCAAGGTATTCAACAGCTGCGACTACAAGGCAGTTGCCGCGGACGCCGGATTCCTTCTTACCACTGTTGTGAGCTGATAAATGGGCCGCAAATCTCGCAATCGGGCGCCGTCTGGATTGGCGAACACCGCTATCCTTTCGGCACCGGTGGAGCCTGCTGAAGAGGAGTCGCCAATCACCTTGGACGAACCCACTTCGGAGCCTGCCGAGGTTGCGGCACCTTCTCCCTTTTTGAGCGTCACAGTCGTGACAGGACTGCACCACAACGGGGCTTATTACGAGCCCGGTTCTCGTGTGTCCCTGCTAGCTGCAGACGCTCTGTCCATAGCCTCCGACGGAGCGGTGAAAGTCAATGGGTTATTGCTCACTTGACGATTTGCGCCGCTCTGTCGGGAGCACAATCACGCTGCGCTATTTCGACGACGACAACGACGGAATCGAGGATACTGCCGCAGTCAACGCAGTCCTGTCCCATGTGGACGCGTTGATTGACGGCAAGCTTTCGAGGCTGTACACCGTCGCTACTCTACGCGCAGACCCTCCTGCTTTGCTGAGGACAATCGCCGTAGACATGGCCCTTGCGCGCATGGGTCAGCGCCGTACCGATTTCCAAGACGCACAGGGGCGGCCTATGTACCACGCGATTGGCAAGCAAGCGCTCGATACCCTCGCCGAAATCCAAAAGGGCGATACCCGTCTGGATATTGACGACAGTCCTGCGCAGCCGGCCAACGTCAAAGGGCAAGGTGTCTACACTCACAGCTCGTCCACAGACGACGGCGCGCCCGCCGTGACAGACGGATTGATACGCAATGGCACAGGCGATTTTTGACGCCTCGGACTTGCTCCAAAAGCTACGCGGGGCAAGCACAATGCTTGTCACGGCTACCCGCGCCGTGTCCTCGGACATTGGCGACGACGTGATCAAGCGAGTCACGCGAGGATTGTACTATATCAATCGTACGGGCAAAATGTCCGCGTCGGTTCGGTACACTCCGAGCGAGGACGGCGGCAAAGTCACAGCGTCTGCCAAGCACGCGAGCATGCTCGACAAGGGCACCAAGCCCCACAAGATTACGGCTCGACGAGCGAAGGCGCTGCGGTTCGTCTCGCGTAGCGGCGGTGTTGTTTTTGCCCGTAGTGTCAACCACCCCGGCACCAAAGCACTCGATTTTAGCGGCAAGGAATCCGAGTTCGTTGCGGTGGCCTTTGAAGACCGAATGACCCGCGCAATTGACCAGGTGATTTCGCGCTCCGGCCTCGCATGAGCACGCTGCAATACGGCGGGATCAAATACCCGATTGAGTCACCAGGCACGGGCGGTTCGCTACTCGAGTCCTGTGACCCTTTCGTCTGGCGTGCACTGTCACTCTATCGCGCGGTGATTCTGGCCTACGTGGGCCAGGCACTAACCGACGCGATGGCTGGTCAAGTGCGCTCTGCTGTTGAGCAAATCACTCACCTGGACCCAAGCGAGTGGCTGCTCAAAACGAGCTTTGCACACCCCCTCTTGGCGGTCTATCCCGTCAGTGGCACCGAGGCCGGGCTCACGCTGGAGCGTAAGTCTGTTACGACTCGATACCGAGTGGCCTATGTTCTGCCACCCCTGACGGCGGAGCAAGCCTCGCGCGTGCTGCCTGTCCTGACCGCGATTCGAAAGCTCCTGAGTACTGTCACGAGTCGGCAGGGCGACGAGTCGCACGAGTCACACGAGACGGTATTCTTTGATGCGGAGATTGCGTCTGTCACTCCGCTTGCGTGGGAGATTGGCGTGCTGAAAAAAGAGGACGGCTCCCAAGATTTCCCCACGCTGTTCTTTGATTTGCAGGTGGTCGAGCGTGAGAATTACAACGCCGAAAACCAGCCCGATTACAGCTACTCGTCAGCCTCCGTTGACCTGGCCGAGTCAGGCCAAACCACTCTTGAAGACCTCGTCATTATTCGCGACGACGTCGGATGAAATCACATGAAAAAAGTTACTCTGTCATTCCTCGCGGTCGAAGGGACCGACGTGCAAGCTATCGACGCGGTGCGCGCTGGTCGACTGCGAATCCTCGGCAAAACCTGGGACAAGCAAACCGAATCCTGGGAACTGTCACACGAGCCCTCCGAGGTCGTGTGTGTGGACGCCAAGGACGGGTCTTGCTCTATATCCGGCGACGTCTCGCATTATCGAAAAATCTGCAAGCAGGGCCATCTGAAGCCCGCCAACAAATCCACTGCAGAGGCACTTGGCCTCGAATGGAAAGGTGATTTCTAATGGCTCTCGACCTTACTGGACTTCCGTCCACAGTCTCTATTCCAGGCCACTACGTCGAAGTCCGCTTTGCACAAGGACAATCCTCCGGTGACCTTGGGACCAAAAAGGTCCTTTTGATTGGACCCAAAACCTCTGCTGGCTCTGCTACGGTCGACACACAAATCGTCGGTCCTATCGGGTCCTCAGACGAGGCGCTGACCGCTGCCGGACCAGGGAGCATTGCTCACCGAATGGCCAAGGCGTTCCTCGAAATCGCGGGGGCCTCGGTCGGAGCTTATGAGCTGTATATTCTGTGCCCAACAGAAGCGGCCGGAGCCAAGGCCGCGATTACGATTACGTTTGCCACAACTCCGACCGCTGCAGGCGTGGCGACGCTGACAATCGCAGGCGTGACCTATTCGTACGCATACACGGCGAGCGACACGGTTACCACGATTGCAGACGGACTAGAATTGGTAGTCAACGCAGATCCATTGTGTCCAGTGACCTACGCCAACACGGCAGGCGCAATCACGCTGACCGCAAAAAACAATGGCACTGAGGGTGCTGGGATTCGCG